ACGAGTGGTACTAAAGTAATTGATACTGTACTCCGTAAGGCATTAGATGATGACGATAAAGATCAAGTAGCTTGCCTCAAGATGTGTATGGATAGATTATTACCCACATCATTATTTGAGAAAGATGCTAAAGGACAACGTAATGCAGTAACGATTAATATTACTGGATTAGGTGAAACTAAAGTAGAAGCTGTAGAAACAATTGACGCTGAGATTATTGACTACGAGGAAGTAGATAATGAATCTTAGTTTCGAGTTACTGCCTTGGCAGAAAGAAGTATTCCAAGATAAGACCAGGTTTAAAGTTATTGTTGCTGGACGACGATGCGGTAAATCAAGATTATCTGCTGTAGCATTATTAGTAGAGGGACTACGTTGCCCACAAGGGTCTGCTGTAATGTATGTCGCTCCTACTCAAGGACAGGCTAGACAGATTATCTGGGATGTCCTGATGGATTTAGGAAGAGAAGTTATTCAGAGTAGCCATGTGAATAATATGGACATCACTTTGATTAACGGTGCTAAGATATATGTTCGTGGTGCTGATAGACCAGATACACTTCGTGGTGTCAGCTTAACATATTTAGTTCTGGACGAGGTAGCTGACATTAAGCCAGACACTTGGGAGAAGGTCTTAAGGGCTGCTCTTTCAGATAAGAAGGGTTCTGCTCTCTTTATCGGAACTCCTAAAGGACGTAACTGGTTCTACGATATGTATAACCTGGGTGTCTCTGAAGAAGACGAAGAGTGGAAGGGCTGGCACTTCACTACCAAAGATAACCCACTCATTGATCCTAAAGAGATCGAGGGTGCAAGAAAGACATTAAGTAGCTTCTCATTCAAGCAAGAGTATGAAGCTTCGTTTGATAATGCAGGTACAGACCTGTTTAAAGAACATTGGATTAAAGAAGGCGAAGAACCCAGTAACGGAGTATGGTATATTGGCATCGACTTAGCGGGATTCACCAACACCAATTATTCGGCAGCTCGCCAGCAAAAGTTAGATAAATCTGCTATTGCAGTGGTCAAGGTGACGGATGATGGTGATTGGTGGGTAAAGAAGATAGAGAACGGTAGGTGGGATGTTAAGGAGTGCGCTGAGCGTATTCTAAAGAACATCAGAGACTTCCAACCAATCGCTGTAGGGATGGAGCGTGGTACAGTTAGAAACGCTGTGCTGCCCTATCTAAGCGATCTGATGAGGGCTAACAACACCTACTGTCATATCACTGATCTTACGCATGGCGGTAAACAAAAGACTGAGCGTATTGTCTGGGCATTACAAGGACGATTCGAGCACGGTAAGGTAACACTGAACGAAGATGAGGACTGGAGGGAATTCCAAGACCAGCTTCTAATGTTTCCTACCAACCAGGTAAAGGATGACTTAGTGGATGCTCTGTCATTCATTGATCAGCTGGCAGTAACGACCTACTTCATGGATGACGGTGAAGATGAATATGAACCAACCGATTTTATATCAGGATACTAAATGAGTATAGTTGCTGGATTGTTTAGACAAGTAGCTCCTGGGCTAATTGATAACCTAGAGGCTCAAGGTTTGTTTAAAGGAGTTACTCGTTCTACTCCTAGCCTCACCCCTGAGATGTTTATTGGTGGTGAAGGTATCAGTAACTTAGGTAGACAAGGTTTAGTTAATGCAGATGAACTCACTGCTACAATGGCTAAAGCAGAAGAGGATTGGTTTAATATTCCTTCTGAACAGTGGAATAAGAAGTACGGAAGTTCTGGTCTTGCTATTGATCCTGTAGCTGGCAAAGCTATGCTAGAGATTAGCGATAAGAACGTAGCTGTACAAAAGGGAGTAGATCTTAATACACTTCCTGAAAACGAGTTCCTTGGCTTTGATGAAGTGTTCAAGGCTGATACATTAAAGAAGGCTTATCCTTCTATGGCAGACATTAAGGTTGGGTTTGTTGATGATAGAACATCTCCTCGCCTAGCAGCCTTTGATCCAGCCTCCGACTCTATCCTTTTTAACAGACAGCACCCAGAATGGAGAAGCAAGGGTAACGACCCTGTCAAGACTGCTCTACACGAGATACAGCACTATGTTCAAGGTAGAGAGTTATTCACTGGTGGTGAAAGCTTTACTGGTGTGCTACAGTCCAGCCAGCCCTACCAAGAGAGTTTAAAGCAGCTAGATTCTTTAGTAGCTACTTCAACAAAAGAAATAATGCGCTTCGCTAAGGACAACAAGAAGCTTGGCTTTACCCTAGACAATGTACAAGATGCTATCACAGCATTAGTAAAGCGTGATGGCTTAAGCGTAGACACTGCCCTTACTAAAGCATTTGCTGGTCGTAAGAACCTAGCTGAGACAATGCTAGTAGCTGCTCAGCAGTACCCACAACTCGCACAGATCATTAACGCTAAGCAGATGAACAGCGATGCTCTAAAGCAAGCACAAGCCGATTACATGCGTGTAGCTGGTGAAACCTTTGCAAGGCAGACAGAGCAGCGTCGTGGTATGTCAGCTGACGAGCGCATGGCTATGCCAGCGATGAGAGCAATCAACACAGACCCAACCAATCAGAAGTTCGGTATCAACACTGAGAACTTAACTGCTCCTGTAATGGCAACACAGCAACAATCGTTTGCTGATCCGTTTGCTATGCAAGTACCTCAATCCACAATCCCTGAAGGAATGTAAGAATGGCTGAATTTAAAGAAGACAAGATGACGGATGATGATAAAGAGTTAGTCTCTTTTATTGTTGATCAATGCAACACATGGCGAGATCACCGTGATGTCAACTACCTGGACAAGTGGGAAGAGTATGAGCGTTTGTTCCGTGGTATTTGGGATGCGTTAGATAAGACACGAGAGTCTGAGCGTAGTCGCTTAGTTACTCCTGCGCTGCAGCAAGCCATTGAGTCCAAGCAAGCAGAAATCTCTGAAGCAGTCTTTGGTCGTGGTGAGTTCTTTGATATTGTTGATGACAGGAACGATCAAGATCCTACTGATGTAGCTCTGGTTCGTAAACAGATGCACGAAGACTTTAAGACTTCACGCATTAAGAAGTCACTCGATGACATCATCTTACTGGGTGAACTCTATGGTACTGGTATCGGTGAGATCCTAGTTAAAGAGAAGACAGTGATGTCTCCTGCTACTCAGGCTATTCCTGGTACTGAGATGGCAGCTATCGGTGTACAAGAGACAAAGCAGTTCATGATTGATCTGTATCCTGTCAATCCTCGTAACTTCCTTATCGAGCCTAATGCTCGTACAGTAGAAGACTCTCTTGGTGTTGCTATTGAAGAGTATGTCTCTTACCACTCTGTAGTTCGTAGCATGGCTGATGGTACATACCGTAAAGTAAACATTGCTCCCAGCTACTCTAACATGGAACTAGAGCCAGTACAAGAAGTAACGCATGAGCAAGATGATCGTATTCGTGTTACTCGTTACTACGGTTTAGTTCCACGAGAGTACCTTGAGAATGTAGACAAGAAAGAAGGCGAAGAAGTAATCGACCTCTTCCCTGAAGGAACTAAAGGCAGCGACTACCAGGACATGGTAGAGGCTATTATTGTAATTGCTGATGACCAATACTTGCTCAAAGCTGAAGCTTCTCCTTACATGATGAAGGATCGTCCTATTGTTGCTTATCAAGCTGACTCGATGCCAGGTCGTTTCTGGGGTCGTGGTACTGCTGAGAAGGGCTACAATATGCAGAAGGCTATTGATGCTCAGATCCGTGCTCACTTAGATTCCTTAGCTCTTACCACAGCACCTATGATGGCAATGGATGCTACAAGACTTCCTCGTGGTGCTAAGTATGAAGTACGACCAGGTAAGAACATGCTGGTTAACGGTAACCCTAACGAGATCATGATGCCATTCAAGTTTGGCACTACAGATCCAGCTAACTTCCAGACAGCACAGAACTTCCAGGGAATGCTCCAGCAAGCCACAGGAACGCTCGATAGCACTGCTATGCCAGGTCAGGTAGCAGGTGGCGAAGCCTCTGGTGCAGGACTCTCTATGGCTCTCTCAGGGCTAATGAAGAAGAACAAGCGTACCTTGATCAACTTCCAAGAAGATTTCTTGATTCCATTCATTACTAAGGCTGCATATCGTTTCATGCAGTTCGATCCAGACCGTTATCCAGTACAAGACTTTACCTTTATTCCTGTTTCTACGATGGGCATGGTAGCTCGTGAGTACGAACAACAGCAGATGATGGGTTTAATGTCTACTTTAGGACAATCTCCTATCACTCCAGTACTATTGCAAGGTATCATTCAAGGTTCTAGTATCTCTAATCGTGAAGAAATCATTGCTAAGCTCCAGGAAATGAGCCAACCAGACCCAATGCAGCAGCAGATGCAGCAGTTGGCTATGGAAACAGCGATGGCTGAACTACAAAAGACACAGGCTGAGGCAGCTAAAGCACAGGCAGAAGCTCAAAGAGCACAAGCCCAGGCTCAATCAATCCCCGTAGAGACCCAAATCAGGGCTGTAGAGGCACAATCGAAGCAACAAGGTAGTGACCCCTTTGCTCAGGTTGAAAAGGTCGCTAACCTGGCTCTAAAGGAGCAGGATATCGCTTCTAATGAGCGTATTGCTATGCTGCAAATGGCATCACGAGGTTAAAAAAGTACTTGACTTTTTAGTAAAAGTGTGGTATAATATTTACTATATCACAAATAATCTCCAAAGTCAAGGAAAAAGATTAAATGAATCGTGAACTGCAGGATTATTATGAAGCTCGATTTGCTATGATGGCTACCAGGGGCTGGCAAGACCTGGTTGATGATGTCGTAACAATGATTGAAGCTACAGACCGCTTAGGCGGTATAGAAACAGAACAACAACTCCACTTCAAGAAGGGCGAACTGTCCATCATGAACTGGATTAAGACTTTAAGAGAGTCTAGTGCAGAAGTCTATGAGCAACTTTCTGAAGAGGAAGATAATGCCTAGACGAATGTATGATTTCAAGTGTAAAGATTCGCATGTCACTGAGTCCTTCGTCGATGTTGACACAAAAGAAGTTCAGTGTAGCGTATGTGACGGGACTGCTACCCGTATCCTCACCCCACCGAGGATCTATTTAGATCCAATCAGTGGCGACCACCCTTCAGCTACATCGAAGTGGGCTAGACAGAGAGCTGAGAAGCTGGCTGTGGAGAGGAAAACAAATGCAAATCACGGCTCATAAGTGAACTCTTGATCACCGAGCTATTTTTAATTATCCTAAAATCGCATTGCGACAGGAGTATACATGGCTGCTAATTTTATCGAACTGCAAGAAGAGACTCAAGAAGAAGGTATCACCGAATTAGAACAAGGTCAAGATACAATCCCAGAAGCTGAACCAGCACAACCTGAAGAGATTGCTAAAGAACCTGATGTACCTGAGAAGTATCGTGGCAAATCTCTTGAAGAGGTTGTCCGTATGCACCAAGAATCTGAAAAGCTTATTGGTCGCCAGGCACAAGAAGTAGGTGAGAATCGTCGTTTACTTGATCAATTCATTAAGCAACAACTCGAATCTAAACAAGAAGCACCGCCAAGTAAAGCACAAGAGATTGATTATTTTGAAGATCCTGCAAAGGCAATTAATCAGGCAGTAGAGAATAATCCGATTCTAAAACAGCTACAAGAACAACAAGCTTATCAAGCTCAGTTGGTTGCGAAGCAAACTATAGAAAAGGCTCATCCTGATTACTTAAGTGTAGCACAGTCTGACGATTTCGCAGCATGGATTCAGGGATCGAAAGTCAGGGTACAACTCTTCGCTCAAGCCAGTAACTATGATGTAGATTCAGCTTTAGAACTCCTGGAAACTTACAAGTCTCTTAGAGGTATACAAGCACAGAAGGCAGAAGCAACTAAAGCTGCTGATGAATCACTGAAGAAGACTGACGAAGAGAGTCGAGGCAAAGCACTTAAAGCAGCTTCCGTTCAACAAGGCGGTACAGGTGAATCAACAAAAAACATTTATCGTCGTGCAGACTTAATTCGCTTAAGAATGCAAGATCCGAATCGTTATGAGAGTATGGCAGACGAGATTCTCGCTGCTTACGCAGAAGGACGAGTTCGGTAATTTTATTTTATAATTTTATTTAGGAGTATTAAAAATGGCAACAGCAGCATACCCAGGTGGATCGGGATCGATCGTAGCAAAAACGCAAGCAGATAAGTTTATTCCAGAAATTTGGAGTGACGAAGTAGTAGCTGCTTATAAGAAAAACTTGGTTCTCGCAAACCTCGTAAACAAGATGACCATGAAGGGCAAGAAAGGTGACACGCTTCACATTCCTAAGCCAACTCGTGGTGTAGCAACTGCTAAGGCAGCTAACACAGCTGTAACAATCCAAGCTGATACCGAGACTGAAGTTCTGGTTTCTGTAGACCAGCATTTCGAGTACTCACGTTTCATTGAGGACATCGTTGAAGTTCAGGCTTTGGCATCACTCCGTCGCTTCTACACAGAAGATGCTGGTTATGCATTGGCTAAGAAAGTTGACGACACCTTGTTCCAATTGGGTAAAACCTTTGGTAACGGTTCAACTGACTGGACACACAGCAACAGCTATTACATCGACGCTTCTACTGGTTTGACAGCTTACGCTGACGACACTGTAGTTCCTGCTGACGTATTCACTGACGCTGGCTTCCGTGCTCTCATCAAGTTGATGGATGACGCTGATGTACCAATGGATGGTCGTTTCTTCACTGTACCTCCATCACTCCGTGCTGCTATCATGGGCATCGATCGTTACAACAGCTCTGACTTCGTTGATGGTCGTGGTGTTCAGAATGGTCAAATCGGTAGCCTGTATGGTATCGACATCTATGTTTCCAGCAACTGCCCTGTTATTGAGACAGATACTGAGAACACAGCAACGGCTGGTGGCGACATCAAAGCAGCTATCTTAGCTCACCGTGATTCGATGGTGTTGGCTGAGCAGTTAGGTGTTCGTTCACAGACTCAGTACAAGCAAGAGTATCTCTCGACTCTGTACACTGCTGACACGCTGTTTGGTGTTAAGACTGTACGTCCAGAAGCTGGCTTCGTATTGGCTGTAAACGCTTAAGAAGTAAAAACTCAGGATAGCCCTTTAATTAGGGCTGTCTTGTTTAAGGGTTCTTTAATAAGAGTCTTTAAACAAGTCAGGGAGAATAAATGTCTATTTATCGTGGAGCTGGTGGTTCTGGTGATGCCGTTAACGATGCTTCTAGCGAAGCAATATTAACAGTACAAGCAAAAGATGCAGCCATTGTTGCTCAAGTAGCTGCTGAAGCAGCACAAACTGCTGCAGAGTTAGCCGAAACTAACGCAGAGACAGCAGAGACTAACGCTGAAACTGCAGAGACTAATGCAGAAACTGCAGCTACTGCTGCTGCTTCGTCAGCTTCTAGTGCAAGTTCTTCAGCATCGGCTGCCTCAACGTCTGCAACTAATGCTGCAGCGTCAGCTTCTACAGCAACAACACAAGCAACTAACGCTTCATCTTCTGCTTCTGCAGCAAGCACCTCAGCCACTAATGCAAGCAACTCTGCAACTGCAGCGTCTACTTCTGCATCTAATGCAAGTACATCTGCTACCAATGCAAGTAACTCAGCAACTGCTGCAGCGTCTTCTGCCACATCTGCAGCAGCCTCTTTTGACAGCTTCGATGACCGTTACTTAGGTGCGAAGTCTTCTGCTCCTTCTGTTGATAATGACGGTAATACTTTATTAACTGGAGCATTATACTTTAATACCGTAGACAATGCCATGAAGGTATGGAGTGGTTCTACTTGGTTAGACGCTTATGCTTCTCTGTCAGGTGCTGTAACTTCAGTATCAGGAACTGCTCCAATAGTCTCCTCTGGTGGCACAGCTCCATCAATCAGCATTACTCAAGCCACAACATCCGCTAACGGTTTTCTATCTAGCACAGACTGGAATACCTTTAACGGTAAACAAGCAGCTCTTGTAAGCGGTACAAACATTAAGAGTGTAGGCAGTCAATCGTTACTAGGTTCTGGTGATGTAACTTTTAGTTCTATCTCACCGATTACCACTACTGGTGATATTATCATCGGTACTGCAACTAATACTTCTTCACGATTAGGCGCAGGAGATGCAGGATACTTACTAACCTCTAATGGTGCTGGCACTGCTCCTTCGTGGCAAGCAGCTCCAGTAAGTCTACCTTCTCAAACTAGTAACACAGGTAAGTTCTTAAAGACTGACGGCTCTGTAGCTTCTTGGTCGTTCCTTCCTACTGCACTACCAGTTCTTCTTCGTGCAGGTTCTACTGTAAGTGTATCAGTCGGTAATGGATTATTACCAGTTATAAATCGTGCTGGCTCTACCGTTAATGTAGCCGTAAACTAATAGGAATATAAAATGGCAAATCGTTATCCTCTCGTACTAGACGGTACAACTATTGAAGAATTACAAGCTGGTGATAATGTTGCTGGTTTAGTAATCGGTACTGATGTGCAAGCATACGATGCTGACACAGCTAAGACTGATGTGGCTCAATCATTTACTGCAGCCCAGCGTGGTGCTATCTCTGCATTGACTGACGGTGCAACTATTACTCCTGACTTTGCTGTAGCCAATAACTTCTCAGTTACATTAGGCGGCAACCGTACCCTAGCTAATCCTTCTAACTTAACTGCTGGTCAGTCAGGCTCTATCTTTATCGTTCAAGACGCTACAGGTAGCAGAACATTAGCCTATGGAAGTCAATACGACTTTATCGGTGGCACAGCCCCAACCCTGTCTACCGCAGCTAATTCTGTAGACCGCATAGATTATGTAGTTCGTACTACAGGCTCTATCCATTGTGTATTTACAGCAAACTACAGTTAAGGTAAATAATGAGTGTAATTAACTCTCAGCCTCTTATTGGCGCATCTGGCAATCAAGGTGTAGCTGGCTATAACCTAACTAAGTCTTTGCGTACTCGTGCAAGTGCTTCTGCTTATTTAAACAGAACTCCAGCTAGTGCTGGTAATCGTCAAACCTTTACTTATTCAACATGGATTAAAAGAGGTGCGATTGGAGTTGATTCAACAATTCTTAGCGCTGGAAATAATCGTTTTGTTGTTAAGTTTAGTAGTGCCGATAATGGTGCTATACGAATTTATGAATACAATGGTTCAACCTTTGATAGTCAATTAATTACTACTGCTTTATTTCGTGACCCTTCTGCTTGGTATCATTTTGTTTTAGTTGCCGACACAACTCAGGCAACTGCCTCCAATAGAATTAAAGTATATATAAATGGAACGCAATTAACTTCATTTTCTACAGCAAATTACCCAAGCCAAAATTTTAGTTTATTTTGGAATTCAGCAAACGCAAACTACATTAGCGCAGAAAGCGGTAACGCTAATTTTTACGATGGCTACCTAACAGAAGTAAACTTTGTAGACGGACAAGCCCTAACTCCAGCAGACTTCGGTGAAACATCTGCTACTACAGGCGTATGGATTCCTAAGCGTTATGCAGGAACATACGGTACTAATGGATTCTATTTACCATTTACCAATACAGCTTCTACATCAACACTAGGTAACGACTTCTCAGGTAACGGTAATACTTGGACAGTAAACAATGTAAGCCTTACTGCTGGCACTACATACGACAGTATGACAGATGTACCTACGCTGACAAGTGCTACTGCTGCTAACTATTGTGTATTAAATCCTCTTATAAATTCCAATGGTGTTTTGTCCAATGGTAATTTAACTTATGCTGGAACTGCTGCTGGAAATAAGCCAGTTACTTTAACTGGTGGCTTTAAGCAATATGCAGAGATTACGATTGGCTCTGGAACTGCGTCTGTATTTGGGCTAGCTACTGCTACTGCCGATATGACGCAAAATACTGGGCTAACAACCAATGGGTTGTATGGCATTTATGACAATACATCTGGTTTTTATTTGTTTTCTAATGGAACAACCGTAACTAATATTGGTGGACAAACAAGTGCTGGAGTAGTTTTTCAGCTTGCTTACGATGCTCCAAACGGAAAACTGTGGATTGGCAAAAATAACACTTGGTATAACAGTTCTTTAGGAACAACGGGGAATCCATCAGCAGGAACTAATGAAACACTATCTAGTCTGCCAACCGATTTAAGAATGTTTGTAGGAACTGGCAACTTTAGCACAACTTATAATGTTAATTTTGGACAACAACCATTCACCTACACTCCACCTACAGGCTTTGTAGCACTAAACACATTTAACTTACCTACTCCTACGATTGGTGCTACTGCATCTACACAGGCTAGTAGTTATATGGATGTTGTTACCTATACTGGTACTGGCACAGCGAGTGGTAATACTTTATCTGTGACCACAAAGCCTAATGCTGATTTCATGTGGGTAAAACAAAGGGATACAACCAATACTGCATCTCATGTTTTATCAGATGTTGTTCGTGGCAATCTAAAAGTGTTGCGTTCAAACGGAACAGATGAGGAAAATAGCGGTAACGTTGACCCATTGCTATATGACGGTATACAGAATCTAGGAACAACAAGTCCTCAGATGTATCGTGGCTCTAGCGGTACATATAACGGCACTAATGGTAATGGTAAAAGCTATGTTGGTTGGACATGGAAAGCTAACGGTACTGGGTCAAGCAATACCGCAGGAACGATTACTTCTACAGTAAGTGCTAATACATCTGCTGGGTTTAGTATTGTTACTTATACAGGCAACGGAACAACTGGAACTCAGACAGTAGGTCATGGTCTTGGAGTTGCACCTAAATTAGTTCTTGTAAAAAATCGAGATGAGGCATATCCTTTTACTTGGTATTACAACTTTAAAGACGGTAGCTGGGATTATTTATTTTTAGACTCCACAGGAACAGGAGGCAATGCTGACGAGGCTGCACCTAGTTCAACAATATTTAATCTTGCTGCAGTAGCAGGTGGTTTGCCTTATTTAAATAATAATACTAGAAAGTATGTAGCCTACTGCTTTGCAGAAGTAGCTGGATACTCTAAGTTTGGTAGCTATACAGGTAATGGCTCTACGGACGGAACATTCGTATATACAGGGTTTAGACCTAAGTTTATTATGATTAAGAGAGTTTCTGGTGGTAGTGGCTCGTGGGCTATGTATGACACATCAAGAGATACATTTAATGTATCTTCAAAAGAATTAGCTGCTAATGAAGGTTCTTCTGAATATAACCGCACTGAAGCAAACATGGATATTGTAAGCAATGGCTTTAAACTTAGAAATACAGACGGTTGGCACAATGGAAGTGGAGATTATATCTACATGGCATTTGCCGAATCACCATTCAAATACGCTAACGCACGATAGGAATTATTATGCCTTTTAAACTCGGAACTCAGACTATCCAACTGGATACTCCTTTTACACACAACGACATTCAATATCCTGCTAACTGGATTCGCCTAGCTACAGAAGAAGATAAGGCTGCTATCGGTCTAGTCTGGGAAGCTGACCCTGTTCGTGCTGATGACCGTTTCTATTGGAATGGCGATATTAACAATCCTAAAGACATCGACCAAGTGAAAGCAATGCTAGTATCGCAAAGTAAAGCTACTGCTGGTTCTATGTTGGCTCAATCAGACTGGAAGATTATTCGTGCTACTGAAACTGGCGTTGCAGCAAGCGCTGAAACATTAGCTGAAAGAGCCGCTATCCGTACAGCTTCTAACGATAATGAAACGGCTATCAATGCTTGCACATCTGTGGATGAGCTGGCTGTACTGCAACTAACTTTCCCACAGAAAGAGAATGAGGCATGAGCGACATTAACCCTGTAGAGTACGGTAAGTTAGTCAATGCCGTTGAGAACCTAGAGCATAAAGTAAATTCGATGGATAACGACATTAAGCGTTTAGTGGCTATGGCAGAGCGTAGTAAAGGTTCTCTGTGGGCTTTGATGGGTGTTGCCTCAGTTGCTGGTGCGTTCATCAGCTACATGACTGAAATAATCTTTAAAAAGTAAACCATGAGACCACTATCCGTCGGTAAGAATTTAGTAGCTGCAACCAAGACTACCTTGTTCACTGTACCTACAAGGCAGATAGCTAAATGGACTTTGCTGTGGGCGGTTAACAATACTTCCTCTGCAAAGAACTTTACCGCATGGTGGTATGACAAAAGCGAGAACACAGAAGTAGCTATTGTTAGTGCTTATCCTTTAGCAGCTAAGACATTCCTAAAGTTTGATGGCGGTGCTTATGTCACTTTAGAAGAAGGCGATGAAGTACGAGTAGAAGTCGAGTCTGGAGCTACTGCATCTGTAATCTGTACCTTTGAATTAGAAGCAACTTCCGCAGTGCAATATAACCAGTACTAAGGACTACTATGCCACTCAAAACAGGTAAATCACAAAAGACTATCTCCTCTAACATTCGTAAAGAGATGAAGGCGGGTAAGCCACAGAAACAAGCTATAGCTATTGCTTTAAGTAAAGCAGGACAATCTAAACCACAACCCAAGAAAAGGAAGTAATTATGCCAATGGTTAAAGACAAGAAGTTTCCTTACACAGCTAAGGGTAAGAAAGAAGCTAAGTCGTATGCTAAGAAAACAGGAGCTAAGATGACTACTCCTAAAGCTAAACCAGCTAAGAAGATGGGAATGAGTCGTGGCTACTAAGCCTGGATTGTACGCAAATATCGCTGCCAAGAAAGCTCGTATCAAGGCTGGCTCTGGTGAGAAGATGCGTAAGGTAGGCAGCAAAGGTGCTCCTTCAGCTAAAGACTTTAAGGATGCTGCTAAGACAGCTAAGAAGAAATAATGCCTAAGAAAGCGTTCCAGAACCCTGAAGGTGGACTCAATCAGAAGGGCAGAGACTACTACAACAAGAAGACTGGATCTAAGCTAAAGCCTCCAGTGTCTGCTGAGGAGGCTAAGAAGTCTCCTAAAGCTGCTGGTCGTCGTAAGTCCTTCTGTGCTCGTATGAGTGGTGTTAAGGGTGCTATGAAGGATGAGAAGGGTAGACCAACCCGTAAAGCATTGGCATTAAAAAAGTGGGATTGTTAGAAATAAATCCTTGACTTTTATACAAATTTGTGTTATAATATCTGTTACTTTTAGAGACTAATTAATGAACTATCTAGAACTTGTAAATGATGTACTGATAAGGTTGCGTGAGCCAGAAGCCACTTCGGTTTCTGACAATGCCTATGTAAAGCTCATTGCAAAGTATGTTAATGACTCTAAGCGTCAGGTAGAAGACTCCTACAATTGGAATGCTTTATCAGAGACCTTGTCAGCTACGACAGTTGCTGATGTATTCAATTATGTCTTAGTAGGAACTGGTCAGCGGTTTCGTGTTATCGACGTATTAAACGATACCAGTAATCGTGTTCTGAGAAACGCTCCTACTAACTGGATGAATGAGATGTTCCTCATTACAACCCCTATGAAAGGGTCTCCAGAATACTACAACTTTAACGGTACAGATAATAACGGAGATACCCAGGTTGATCTGTTTCCTATCCCTAACGGTGCATATGACATTCGCTTCAACGTCATTCGTCCTCAAGTACCATTAGCTTTAAATGCAGACACATTATTAGTTCCGCATGAGCCTGTCATCCTTGGTGCATTAGCACGAGCACAAGCAGAGCGTGGAGAAGATGGTGGTGTTCAAACTGCTGAAACATATGTACTCTACAATCAAAGCTTAGCAGATGCTATTGCTTTAGAGAGTGGTCGTTATATTGAAGAATCTGCTTGGCAGTGGGTATAATGGCTGGCGCACTTCAAACCTCCTCCATTGCAGCACCAGGGTTCTTTGGACTCAATCTCCAAGAGTCTAGTGTAACTCTGTCTTCTGGCTTTGCATTAAAAGCACAGAACTGCATCATTGACCGTTATGGTCGTATTGGTGCAAGACGTGGCTGGACTCCACTGAACGCTACGAATAGCGACTTAGGTTCTAATGCAATTGAAGCAATGATGGAGGTGGTAGATGGTGGAAGCAATACAATTATATCAGCAGGTAATAACAAGTTATTCACTGGTCGCACAACACTTACACAACGTCTTGTCCGAAATGCA